CAACTGAACTTGCTTTAATAGCAATAGAGTCTTCTGCATCATCTGCTGCGATTTCGCTAGAATGAGTTGATTGAAAATACTGCTTGACCCAGGGATTCCTGTGTTCAAACATTTTAAATTGAGGGTCTGCCAAGCCTGTAACTGTGTTTTGATTAGCAACCACAGTCGTAAAAGGCGTAACATCTGTCCACAATTCCTTTACTACATTAGGGCGTAGATAGAAATCTCGTCTGTCATCATACAAGACTCCAGCCGCACCACTAAGGATTTTTGCATTACTTGCCATTTTATTTACCTTCCTTTAAGGTTTATCGTTTGTTCTGTAACAAGGCTTGACTAAATAAATCCTCTTCAGACATTTGTGGAGGTGCTTCACCCGATGCAATTCCTGCTGGGGGTGGCACATTCACTCTGTTATTAGAGCGATTCATTTCGTCTTGCCTTTGTTTTAATGCAATTTGCTCTTTGGATGGGGCATTTTTCATTTTGTCAAGCATTACCAAATTATCTAGCGACAATGAATCTGGAGAAGAGTAGTATTGCATAAAAGCTTGAGCCTTTTCAGGTGTATAGCCATGCTTATTCACTAAATCGCTTTGAACGCCATTATAGTAATTTCTCTTCCTCATTTCTTCTTGCTGTTGTTGATATGCTTGTTGTTGCGCCATTTCCTGTTCTTGACGATAGGCATCTTTTTCTTCATAATAGTCAATCATTGAGTCTCGATAGTTTTCCAATTTTTGTTGGTACTTCGCTGACTCAGATTCAGGATCCATATAAGCCTCACTTGCATCAAAACTGGCAGGTTTTACAGGTCTTTCAGGTTTCTGTGGTAAGCCTTTCGATTCTGCTTGCGCAGGAACAGATTGGGTATTACCAGAGAGATGTCCCGCAATGCTTTGAAGAGCTTCAGGATTTTCTCGGATGTAATTTGCAATTGGTACAACATCCTCTAACTCCTTTAATCTACTCTCCATCGCTTTTGCCTCACTCGCCTTTTGATCATGTTTACTTTGCCAATACTGAAATCTACTCTCGTCATCTCGGGGTTCGACAGCCCCTTCAACAACAGGTTCAATATCAGTAATAAGAGGGTCCGATGCTTCCTTATCTTCAGCAGATTTATTATCTCTGCGTAAGTTCTCATCAAAATCCTCAAATAGAGGATGACCACCACCCTCTTCTGTGTTAGCCTCTTGGTCAATTGTTGGCTCATCAACAGGTAGAGCTTCCATTGGATTCTCTACTTGATAATTACCATCAGCATCAACCATACTTGCTTGTTCCGACATGTTTAACTCCTCACACTATTTGTCTATCCGACAGCAACAGTGTTAATTGGTTCTTCTTCGGTTTCATTTTGAGTGCTTCGAACATCTTTCAGTTCATCATTTAACCTAGCCTCAAAAAGACTTGTTGCGGCTTGGGCTTTATCATTTGTTCTGCCCAAGGTTCGCTTAAATTTTTCAAGTTCAACT